TAAAATGGAAACTGCAATAGATAATGCAGCAAATGTCGATGCACTCAAAGCATTATATGAATATACTAACACAGGAACAGAACAAGATCCTGTGTATACAAGACCTATAGGAGAGTGGCCAGAGGAGGTAATCTAACGTGTTAATAGTTGGAGGAAACCAATCGGCAGCAGGCAGTTATGAGGTTGCTAACTCATGTAGGTTTAATGATGGTAGTTCAGATTATCTACAATGGAATAGTTCTCCAGCTGGTAATAGACAAAAATTTACTTTTAGTGTTTGGTTAAAAAGAACATCATTAGGAACATCAATGATAGCTTCATCTTCTTTTAGTAGTTCAGATGAAGGATATTTCTTTTTTGATAGTAATGATAAATTAACTTGGCAAACTTCAACTACTGGTATGGGTGATTTAAAAACTAAGAGAGTTTTTAAAGATTTATCTGCATGGATGCACATTGTTTTATCTGTGGACACAACTCAATCAACATCAACATCAAGAATGAGATTGTACATAAATGGCTCGGAATATACTTGGGATGAAAATACAACTCAACCAGATCAAAATAAAGAAATTTATTGGAATGTTGGTGGAACTTATTATCCTTATATTGGTCGTAGAAGTGATGGTAATTATTTTGATGGGTATATGGCTGAAATTGTACATATTGACGATCAGCAATTAGATGCAACTAGCTTTGGAGAATTTGACGAAGACACAGGAATATGGAAACCCACTGATGTATCAGGTTTAACCTTTGGTGGTAATACATCTTATTATTTAGACTTTGAAGATAGTTCATCATTAGGAAACGATGTGTCAGGTAATAATAACGATTTTACTGCAAACAACCTAACATCTATTGATCAATCTACTGATACTTGCACCAATAATGCTCCAACATTTAACCCAAATTTTCTTAGTGATGGGACAACAGCTTTTTCAGAAGGAAATTTAAAACTTGTTTCAAGTGGAACTAATGGTGGAGGCTTGTCAACAATCGGAGTTTCATCTGGTAAATGGTATATAGAAGTTAAACAAACAGGAGCTAATGAACCTTTAGGAAATGGAGAAATGCTTATTTGTGTTGTTGGTGATCCTGCAGCTACTAAAGGAACTATAGATAATTATGAAGGTAGAGCTTTTGCTTATGGTATTAGAAATCATAATGGTACTAAATTTGAAAATACTTCTGGCTCTACAAGTTGGCATGGAAACTGGGGAGCTGGAGATATAATTTCGATAGCTTTAGATATGGATAGTAATAACGTTTATTTTGCAAAAAATGGTCAGTATGCTAATGGATCTGGTTCTTGGAACCAAGCATTTACAGGATCTCCAGCTGCTATATCTTTAAGTACAGATAAAACATTTTATTTTATAGGAGTAGGTCATGCTCATAGTTCGGCAACAGGAACATTTGAATTAAATGCTGTTTCTCCATCTTTTACAATCTCATCAGGAAATAGTGATGAGAATGGTTATGGAAATTTTGAATATTCTGTACCATCAGGATATTATGCACTTAACACAAAAAATTTAGCGGAGTATGGATAATGGCTTTTAACAAGTTAAAAGGAATATAAATATGGCTTACACAGATATAGACGACCCAACAGCATACTTTCAAACCAAACCTTACGCAGGAGATGGCACAACAAATAATGCACAAACTTTTGATGGTAATACAGATATGCAACCTGATATGGTATGGTTTAAACGAAGAAGTGGTGGAGCAAATCACTTTTTATATGATTCTGTAAGAGGTGCTAATAGATCACTTGTACCTAATGATACTGATGCTGAAGCTACTAGTGGAGAACAAACTACATATCTTACAAGTTTTGATAGTAATGGTTTTACACTTGGAGATGATGTAGATAATGTTAATGCTTCTGGTAGCACTTATGTACTTTGGGGTTGGTTAGCTGGAACATCTGTATCTGGTAGTACAACAGGCTCTGGCACTGCACAATCTTACACTGCATCAGTTTCAACAACAGCTGGTTTTTCTATAACAGCATTTACTGGAAATGGCACTGCAAATCATACTATTCCACATAACTTAGGTGTTGCACCAGATTGGTTTATTATAAAAAAAAGAATTGGAACTGGTGATTCAACACCTAGAGATTGGAATGTGTATCATAGCAGTTTAGGAAACACTAAAAGAATTGCTTTGAATAGTACTGGTGCTGTTAGCACATCTAGTGAATATTGGAATGACACAAGTCCAACTTCTTCAGTAGTTAATTTAGGAACTAATGATCAAATAAATGGAAATAATAATACTTATATAATGTATGCGTTCGCAGAAAAAAAAGGATTTAGTAAGTTTGGAAGCTACGTTGGTAATGGAAGTACAGATGGAACATTTGTTTATACAGGATTCAAACCTGCTTGGGTTATGTGTAAGAGAACTGATAGTACAGGAGTTTGGTTTATATGTGATATAAAAAGAGTAGGTTTTAATGGAAGACCAAATAATACAGCTACAGTTGGAAATCCAGAATTATCAGCAAATGATTCAAGAAGTGAAGCTGCTGGAAATACTAATATTATGGATATATATTCAAATGGCTTTAAGTTAATTTCAAGTGGTGGAGAAATTAATGGTTCTGGTGCATCATTTATCTACATGGCATTTGCAAATAATCCATTTGTTACAAGCACTGGAATACCAGGACTAGCTCGATAAGAAATAAATAGATTTTTTGTAGTTTTGTTATATAATTTTTGTTATGCCATTAACTCAACTTAATTTTCTACCTGGTTTAGACACCGAAAACACCGAAACTGGTGCAGAAGGTAGATGGACTGATTGTGATAAGATTAGATTTAGAAAAGGTTTACCTCAAAAAATAGGCGGTTGGACTAAATTTAGTGAAGATTATTATGTAGGAAGACCTGCAGATATTGCTTCTTGGATTAGTTTAGATGGTACTCGTTATCAATCAATTGGCACAGATAGAAAAGTTTATGCATATCAAGGTGGAACTAATCAAGATATTACACCTATTAGACAATCTAATAGTTTAACTTCTGTATTTACTACTACTGATACTAGCTCTAATGTAATAATTAATCATACTGCACATGGAGCTATATTAGGTGCTTTTATAACTATATCTAATGTATCAGCAAATGTAGGAGGTATTACTACTACTGATTTAGAAAATGAATTTGAAATTGTTGCTATTAATAATACTGACGCTTATACAATTACAACACCTGGAACTGCCACATCAACAGTTACTGATACAGCTAACGCTGATATATCATATCAAATAAATATAGGTCCTAGTATACAAACTTTTGGATATGGTTGGAACTCAGGTTCATGGTCAGCAGAAGCTTGGAATGAACCACGTTCTACTTCTGAAGTTACACTAGATATGAGACAGTGGTCATTAAATAATTGGGGAGAAGATTTAATTTTAACTCAAAGAGATGGAGCTACTTATGAGTGGAACGAATCAGGAGGTATGACTGACAATAGAGCTACACTTATTGCTAATGCTCCTACAGCTTCTACTTTATCAATAGTATCTACAGAAACTAGACATTTAATTTGTATGGGAACAGAGACAACTATAGGAACATCTAGTACACAAGATAAACTATTTATAAGATGGTCAGATCAAGAAAATTATAATTTTTGGACTCCTAACGTAACTAACTCAGCAGGGTCACAAAGAATTGCAGGTGGTAGTGAAATAAGATCAGCTATACCTGCAAAAGGAACTATACTTGTATGGACAGATACAGCACTTCAATCGATGTCTTTTATTGGTCCACCTTTTATATTTGGTTTTCGTCAACTCGGTAATGACTGCGGAACCGTTGGATTAAATAGTGCAATTGTAATAGATGACGTAGCTTACTGGATGGCCGATGGCCAATTCTTTAGATTTGCAGGTGCTGTTCAAGAAATACCTTGTCCTATATTAAATCATGTTTTTGATAATATAAATAAAACTCAATACTCTCAAGTTTATGCTGGACAAACTTCTGACTTTTCTGAAGTGATTTGGTATTACTGCTCAGCTTCATCTAATTTTATAGATAAGTATGTAATTTATAATCATTTAGAAAATAGTTGGTATTTTGGTAATTTATCAAGAAGTACATATATAGATAATGGAGTAGAGCAAAATCCTTTAGCTACTCAGTACTTATCTAATTCTACTGCGAATACATATTCAACTATATATGGTCTCACTGCTGGAAGAAGTTTAATCTATCGTCATGAAGATGGTGTTGATGCTGATGGTTCTGCGATCACTTCTTATATAGAATCAGGTGATGGAGACATTGCTGATGGAGAGAATTTTAGTTTTATTAATAAAGTTATACCAGATTTTAAAAATCAAACTGGAAATGCTAATATAACTATATCTACTAGAGATTATCCTAATAGCTCTAAAACTACAGGAGAAACCATTACAGTATCTAATACAACATCGTTTTATAATACAAGAACAAGAGGAAGACAATCTTCCATTAAAATAGAAAGTGACGAATTAGGTAGTAATTGGCGATTTGGTACATTAAGAATCAATATAAGACCTGATGGAAAAAGATAAATATAAGATTAGACAAGCTCGTATTGATGATGCTGTACGTATTCGAGAGCTTTTAAAGACTTGGCTTCCAGAATCACCTTATAACTTTGGTAATGTAAATAATAAGAAATTACTTGATCATATTATATTTTACATTAGAAATAGTTTTGTTATAGTAGTAGAATATGAAAATGTTATTGTAGGAACTATGGCTGCTGCTATAGATGAAACATGGTATAGCGACAAAAGATTTCTTAGAAGTCTATGGTTACATGTTAATCCTAAATATCGTAATTTTCATATCTTTAGAGCTATAATGATAGTTTTTAAAGAATACGCACAAAGTAAAAAATTAACTGCTTTATGCGAAATAACTCAAGGTAAAGACGTTGAAAGAAAACATAACGCCTTTATTAAATTAGGATATAAAAATATCGGAGGAACATATATAATCAATGGGTAGTCTTTTTAAACCATCAACAACAGTAGTTCAAGCGCCAAGTCAACAAACAGTTACTTCGCAAATACCAGAATACTTTAAAGAAATTCAAGAACGTACATTAAGAACAGCTGAAGATGTTTTTACTCAACCTTATCAAGGATACACTGGTCAACGTGTAGCTCAAATAAGTCCACAAGAGCAACAAGTTTCTGATGTATTTACTAATCAAATTTTACCACAAGCAGGTCAGTTAGCACAAATTGGACAACAAACTTTTGATACTGCTACTATGCAACAGTATATGAATCCATATCAAAATGCAGTTATACAATCTACTTTATCTGATTTAGGAGAAGCTTATGGTCAGCAAGAAAGATCAATGGCGGCAAGAGCAATTGGAGCAGGAGCTTTTGGTGGATCTAGAGAAGGTATTGAAAGAGTTTTAGGTAGAGAAAGATATTTCGATCAAGTTGCTGATACGTCAGCTAGATTAAGACAAGCTGGTTTTGAATCAGGCGCACAAAGATTTGCAGCTGATCGTGCTGCTCAATTAGGTGCTGCTCAAGCACAATTATCAGGACTTGCTGGTGCTGCAGCAGGTTTAGGTCAAGCTGGAAGTTTACAAAGAGGAATAGAACAAGCTGGATTAACTGAAGCTTATAGAGATT